AGTTGCTTCGTGTCGATCAGCATGTAGCACGACTTGAACGCCATACCCTGCGCGCCGATGTAGCCGGGCGTGAAGTCGTCTCGCGGGTGAACGACGTGCAGGACTTGCCACTTGCGCACGGACTGCGGCATCTTCGCGTCGTCGCTCACTTCGACCGGGCACGCGTCGCCGAAGCGCTGGAGCATCTGCCGCGAGTCGAGAAACATCGTCCGATACAACGTGTCGACGATGCCGGCGTGGTTCTCGACGAAGTACGCCTCCCCGAGATGCACGTTGCGGTAGCGCAGCCCTTTGCTGCGGTCGGGCCTGTCGATGTACAACACACCGTTGCCGTAGACGCCAAGACTCAGATACACTTGCTGGCTGTTGCCGACGAAGTTCGCGATCGTGCGGTAGCGATAGTTGTAGAGCACTTCGCTCAGTTGGTCGAAGAACTCGCGCACCTGGCGCTTCTTGCGCAGCATAGGGTCGACCGCGCGCAGCAGATGCCAGATGCTCGACTGCGGGGTTATCAAACTCTCGATGACGCTGGAGAACCGCTGCGCCGCGAACGCGGCCGTCGAGTCGAACTGCAACTCAGTCTTCTTCTGGCCTTCGGTGATGAACTGCCCGCGGTTGGAGAACGAGTCGCGGTGCGCCGGCACAATGCGCGCGGCAGCCTCTTCCCACTGCGAGTCCCAATTCCCGCGGACTGTGCGCAGCGCGGCAAGGCGCTGCGTGTAGAAGTCGAGTAGCGTTTCGTCAGCCACTCTAGTAGCCTACGAGTGCTCGCGAGGCTGCCTTTTTCTTCGGCCCGAACAGACCTGTGCCGGGGAGATCGTTCAGTTCGGTTACGTCTGTCGCAGAACTGGCCGCGGGTGTCTGCGGCCGTACCGCAACGTCTTGCGGCCCTGGCACGTTCGGAAGCGGCTGGCCGTCCGGCATATTGATGTCCGGCACGAGTGCAGCGGACGCGGCGCCTGCCACGTAAGTCGCTCCCCCCGTTGCAACGTCCGTCAAAGTAGGGTGTTCGAGACGGTTACGTACGTTTGTCCAACGACTCATGCTACCCTCTCAGTTTCCTTGCGGCCCGCGTGTTGTCGCGCCGCATTTGCTCGAGTTTGAAGAAGTCCGCGTTGAGCGGCACGACGTTCGGTGTGCGCTCGATGTCCGGCGCCGCTGCCACCCGCGCCGCGATGCGCGCCTTATCCAGCTTCCGAGGCCGCAGGAATCCCATGGTTTAGTGTATCACGCTGGATCAGTCATGCTCGACGAAACCCCGTCGACTACCCGCGACTGGCCGCCACGCAACGGCCTGTCCACTCGAGGCGGGTTGACTTCCATCGTGCATGCCAGCGCGTCGAAATCGTCGGGCGATTTGACGCCCCGCTTCTGCAAGTCTTCCTTCGTCTCGAGGATCTTCTTCCCGTCCTCGCGCTGCGACCACCGCCAGCCTCTATCGGTAGCCTGCTGCGACAGCGTTCCCTTCGAGCCGTCGTCCACCTCGATCATCCCGCCCGGCAGCCAATCCCGAACCTTCGCCCACAACTCGATCGCGTGTGTCGCCCACTCGGTTTGCTTGCCGCCGTGCGCCGCGTCGCCGAACTTGACTTCGTGCAGTCGGCCGTGCGTGCGTTTGCGCTTGAGGATGTCGATGACGCCGGTGCCCATTCCGAAGTCGATGCAGATGTGATCCGGCTTGTACTTCGCATCCAGGTCGAGCACGCCTTGCGCGATCTGCACGTTGTCCTTACCATCCCAATGTCCGTGTGTTGCCGGGCCGCAGCAGTTGCGAGCGTTCCTCCCCTGCCGGAATCGCCACGCCGTCTTCCCTCTCGGTGCCGGGTCCAGGCCCAGGATCAAAGGCTCGCCGTAGTCCTGCCCGAAGTCGTTCCGCTGCGCGGCGAGCACGTTGTCCATCGGGATGAACTGGTCCTCCGATGTCCGCGGCGGCAGCCCGAGTATTTCCACGCGCACGAAGTCCGAGTCCACTCCGTACCGCCGGATCTGATCTTCCACCACTCCCTGGTCGACGCCCTCCATCCCGCGCGTCGACATATTGCGAGAGCGCCAGCCACTCCCCATCACCTTGTCGTTGTGGATCTCGAACATCCGACCTTCGCGCCGGCGCATCTGCGAGGCCGCCAGCCAGAAGCGGTACGGGTTCGTCTCGGTCCAAAACCCTTCGGCCACGTCCCACACCTTCGAGGGAATGCCCGCGGCCTCGTCGAACTCGAGCAGCAGACCGTACGGGTTGTGCACGCCGGCGAACGCATTGGGGTTGTCCTCGCTCCAGGTCTGCCCGGCCGCGTACCAGTATTTCGGGTCGATGCCCAGGCCGCCTTCCTCCGGCAACTTCTTCACCAACTCGGCCAGCCAGTCCGCCGGGCCGATCTTCATCGTCTCTTGAACGAACCAGTGCGCGTTGATCGCACTCCCGAACCACACCGCGAACTCGGGGAAGGTGCGCGTGCGAAGCTGCGTCTCCGTGTTGGCGGCGACGATGCACGTCGCGCCGATGTGGGTGGACATCTGCCAGTGCGCCAGCATCCCGAAGAGTGCCGACTTGCCCGGCCCGCGGCCCGACGCGTAGCTCGAGCGCCAGATCGGCGACGGGAGATTGTTGGCGATCGCGAAGTTCGCTTTCTCGATGTGCGCCTTGATGGCCTCGAGTTCTTCCATCTGCCACGCCCGCGGCCCGCGGAACTTCTCGAACGGCGTCCCGGCGCGGCCCCAGGGGTATGCATACGCCACGAACCCCACCGGGTCGTCCTTGAGGGACAAGATCTGCGCCAGGATCTCCGACTCGTGTGCGACCGATCCGCGCATACTACTCCGCTCCCTTATAGGGAGAGCGGATGCGTACGGATGATTTCCGGATGGTTTTCGTACAGTACGGTATAGTGGTCACTAACATCTCCTGGCAGAATTATTAAAAATTATTTTCTGCAATTTTTCGTGCGCAGTCGACCTCGACGTGCCCCGCTCCATCGCTCGCCCGCGAATCGCCCCTCCCCGCCCGGCCGGCGCCCGCCTTCAGAAAATCGACGCAAGCATGCTTTCTGCCCCTATGGGTAGCGCGCGCACGGCATCGTCTCGCACCTGCTCGATAAGACGCGGCTCGCGAGCTTGCGCCAAGCGCGCATTCGCATCTCGGATGATCGCGGTTAGATCCACCGAGCGCACGTTCAAGTCTACCGTCTGCTTCTCGGAGTACACGCGAGGGTTTCGAACGCGTGCTGCCCACTTCAAGGTGTCTATCCGGGTGCGCGCGTGCTGTGCGGCGAGCCCGTCCGGTAAATCAGTCATGGCGCACTCAAGGGCGCGCTCCATGAACGCATCGGCGCTTTCCTCGCGCGCACTCGCCCATTCAGCACGCGCACTCGCATCCGAATCCATGTAGTGGCGCGCTTGACCGCGCGTTAAGCCAGTGGGAGCGAGTGCCACCATTGCCAACTCGCCTGACGCCAAGCTCGCGCACACTTGAGGCCAAGCGGCTTTGATTCTGGCGCGCGTCTGTTCATCCATGAGACAGTGTACCAGTCCCGAAGGGACGCCAGCGCGCGGCCCTTTCAATACCTGCCAAACCTGTACGCTTGTGTTATCCGGATACGGACCGGATACGGTTCCGCTTCCCTTACAGGGAAAGCGGATACCCCGTACCAAACCGGATGCAAACCGGATGAAACCGGAACCCATTGATTCCATTGACAGCAGTATCCGCTTTTTATCCGCTTTCATCCGTTTTCCATCCGGTTTGCTACCCCGGATACTCGCACACGAAACCGGATGGAAAACGGATGAATTAACCGAATTATTAATTCTTCTTGACACGTGGCCGCGGCGCATGCCATCATTCGCCTTGCGGGGTCTTCCCGCGTCAACCTGGAGAATAGATCATGTCCTTTAACGAACTCATGCCGCTGCTGTTCTGCATCGCTATCGTGCTCATGCTCGCCGTTGTCGGCGCCGTGGTGCCCGCATGAAGCCCATTCAGATCATCCCAAACGCCACATTCCGAGATGGACAGCGCGGCGAGCTTGGCGCACCCGATGCTAACGGGTTCGCGTCTTTCGTGTCGATCACCGGCGCGCGATTCACTGTGCACCAAAACGAGTGCATGCGCGACACAGCCGCGGCAAGTTGGTTGGCAAATCCCGGCCGCATTACCGGGCAATGCTGCCTGACGATTCGCGCGGAGCGGCGCGAGGGTGCGCTGTTGGCGCTTGTTGTCAC